AGCAGATACATATCAAAGAATTATTAACAGAGTTAGAGAGGCAAACAATTCTGTAGAGATAGTTGGATTTACAGCGACTCCTAATCGTGGAGATAAAAAGGGATTAAAGAGCATATTTAATAATTGCTCACATCAAATAGAGATAGGAACTCTTATTCGTGAGGGTTTTCTTGTGCCACCTAAGACTTATGTCATTGATGTAGGTGTAAGAGAAGATCTAAGAAATGTTCGTAAAACTGTATCAGACTTTGACATGGGTGAAGTTGAACGAATTATGAACAAAAGAGCTATCAATCAAAAGATTGTAGAAGAGTGGCAAGACAAAGCTGGTGACAGAAAGACAGTTGTTTTTTGTTCTACAGTTGTCCACGCTCAAGATGTTTGTGATGAGTATCGTAGATCTAATGTAAGAGCAGAGATTGTCACTGGCGAAACACCAACAGAAGAGCGAAAACAAATACTAAATGATTTAGAACATGGAGATGTCCAGGTTGTTGTTAATGTCGCTGTTCTTACAGAGGGGTTTGATGCACCACCTGTGAGTTGTATTGTGCTTACAAGACCATGTTCATACAAATCTACAATGGTGCAAATGATTGGTCGTGGGTTACGAACAATAGATCCAGAAGAACATCCAGATGTAATCAAAAAAAATTGTGTGGTTTTAGACTTTGGTACAAGTGTATTGACACACGGATCACTAGATGAGGGTGTTAATCTTGATGGCGCAGAATCTACAAGATCAGGAGAGGCTCCTGTTAAACTGTGTCCTAGTTGTAATTCAGAAGTGCCATTATCTTCTCGTGAATGTCCTATCTGTGGCCATGAGTTTGGCAAAGAAGAGCGAGAATCATTAGAAGACTTTGTTATGACAGAGGTTGATCTTATGGACAGATCACCATTTAGATGGATTGATTTATTTAATAATGGTGTTTGCATGAGTGCCAGTGGTTTTAATGGCTTTGGCATGGTTGCACATTTAGATGATATCTCTATAGCCCTTGTAAAGCGCACAGGGGGCAAATTAAGGGTAGTTAGTGTTGGCACTAAGGAACAGGCCGTTGCATCTGCTGATGACTTTCTAAGACAGATTGAGGACAGTGATGCCGCTAAGAAAGGTAAAAGATGGTTAAATGAAGCTGTGACACAAAAACAAACGGAGATGTTAAGACGTTATGGTGTTGATGTTAAGCCAATAGATTTTAGTTGGAACAAATACAAAGCAGCATGTTGGTTAAACTATGTTTGGAACAAAGAACAAATAGACAGAAGAATTATAATTATAGGAGAGAAACATGAAACGAGATGAGATATTAAAAAATGCCATGAAGTTAATTAATGGTAACAGAGCTAAAGACTATGGCGATGCTCATGACAATCACAAAAGAATAGCAGAGTTATGGTCAGTGGTTTTTGGATTTAAGGTAATGGTATGGCAAGTCTATATATGTTTGATATTAGTCAAGGTAGCAAGATTAATACATTCTCCTAAACATTTAGATAGTATAATAGACATACCAGGATATGCAGCATTACTTGGGGAGGAGAATAATGGCAAGCATTAGAGTTGACTACACTCTATTCTTAGTAAATCCAGATGGTGAAAGAGATGGCAAGATGTTTGTGCCTATAGATCTCGATTGTTGTAGAGAAGAAATGATGGAGTATGTTCATGAAGCTATTATGGGTACGTTCAATGACTTTGATGAGGTCATAGGTGGCAAGGCAGTCATTCATTACTTTGGAGCTACATTTGATGTTATTTTTTGTATTAAAGGAGATGAAGATTGTCAGACAACCATCCATTAAAAATGTTTGCCAGAATTTGTTCGGAAATAGGCTGGGATAAAAAGCTCCGTGATTTGTCAGAGGACGAAGTTGTTGGTATAATATCAAACATACAACTAGCGTCTAACATAGACGAATTTTACGATGGAGAATATATTGCTCGTATCCACTTTCAATACTCAGATAAATCATGGAAAGGGGGCGGTGATGCCCCATTCTAAAAAGATAACACAGTTAATATCAGATGCAGTAGATCAAAGCATCATAGATTTCAACGAAAAGAAAGGTAAAAGAACTTACTTAGGAGGATCTTCTCTGGGCGAATCTTGTTCCAGAAAAATACAGTACAGATACATGGGATATGAAGCTGATGAGGGTCGTGAGTTTAGCGCAAACACTCTAAGAATATTTCAGTTTGGACACGAAATAGAAGATTCTGTTGCACAATGGTTAAAAAATGCTAACTTTGATTTGCGAACAGAAGACAAAAAAGGCGAACAATTTGGTTTTTCTATCGCAGATGGGGAGATAAAAGGTCATATAGACGGTGTAATTTGTGGAGGACCTGTGGACATGGGGTATCCATGTTTATGGGAAAATAAGTCAGCTAATGATAAAAAATTTAGAGAATTTATGATGAAAGGCGTAGTCAGGACCAATCCAGTTTACGCTGCACAAATAGCTTTGTATCAAGCATACATGAATCTAACAGAGCATCCGTGTCTGTTTACAGTATTAAATAAAAATACAAGTCAAATATATTATGAGCTTGTTCCATTTAATAAGGTTTTAGCACAAGAGATTAGTGATAAAGCAGTTAATATTTTAGAAGCAACAAAAGCAAATGAAATTTTACCCAGAATAGCATTCTCAAGAGATTTTTATGATTGTAAATGGTGTGAGTTTCAAGATAAATGTTGGAGTTAATATAGGCGACATGAGAGGAAAAAAATAATGTATGTCGCCTATAGACTTCAGCCAATGAAGTAAGGATATAATAATGACTATAATAAGGCTTGGCAATAAAAATCGTGAATTAAGCGCACATGAATTAGTAGAATTAATTAGTGAGAAAGTACCACCAGAGGTGCAGATTAATGAGCTTAGAAATACATATCCAAACGGAGTTGTTCGTGGGGATCAGTTTTCTATCGGATCATTATCTGGAGAGGCTGGTCAATCGTTGAAGATAGATATTAATCCCAGATCACCATACTTCATGAAGGGTCAGGACTTCAACGGAGCGGAGGGTATTGGTGGTATAGTTAAGATTTTAATGGAGGGCAGAGGCATGCGCCTTCCTGAAATTAAAGAATTGTTCGGAAATTATTTAGACGATATGCCTGGTTTCGTTAGAGATCAGGAAGCCCCACCACCAATAATTAATCCATCTCTAAGACAGCAGATAACAATAAATACTCCTTATGACGGTGAGCATTTATATTTAAATTCAGATGGTGAAGTCTTGTGTATGGTAAGACGTTACAACATGAGAGATGGTGCTGGTAATCCTGTGATAGACGATCATGGTAAACCAAAGAAAGAGTTTCGTCAGTTTACTGGTACTAATCCATACCCAAAAATGCCAGACGTTAGGCCCTTATACAACATACCAAACATAACAGCATCAGATAAAGTTATTTGGGTTGAGGGCGAGAAGTGTGCTGATGCTTTAAATGATTTAGGATTTACAGCTACATGTACTTTAGGTGGTGCTGGGATGTTATCTCGTAAGTCGGCTAGTCAGTTTGACTTTTCACCTTTGCATGGCAAAGAGCTAACAATATGGCCTGATAACGATACTGCTGGTAAGAGAGTCGCTGAACTAATACAAGACTTAGCTATGAACGCTGGTGCTAGATCAGTGACAATGTTAACTCCACCAGCGGGAAAACCAGAGAGATGGGATGCCGCAGATGCCATAGCAGAGAACTTTGATATTGGTAATTTTCTAAACACAACAATTAAGCATGTTAAGAAAACAATTAATTTATTAGATGAAAGTTTATTAATAAAAAGGTTTCAGGGTGAAGCTCCTGAACAAAAGTTTTTAATCGGAGATACATTACCGTTAGGTGTACCTATTATATTCTCAGCGGCTGGTGATGCTGGTAAAGGTATGATGACATTGGATCTAGCTATGAAAGTATCCAGTGGTCAGTCAATGTCTACTGCTTTTGGTGATAATATTACAGAGTTTGGTAATACAATAATATTCACAGCAGAAGATGATGAAGCAGAAATGCACAGGAGGATTGAGCGTTTAGATCCGAACAATTCTCGTTTTGACTATGAACATGAGATAAGAATAGTATCGCTACCTAATGTGGGTGGTGTGTTTCCAATACTACAAGAAACCAGTGATGGATATAAGACCAGCGTTGAGTTTGAGAAGATATACGAACAAATTATACAGATGAATAATCTGAAGTTGATTGTGTTCGATCCGTTAGCATCCTTCGTTCACGCTGATGTAAACTCTGATCCAGCAGCGGGAGCAGCGTTAACAGGTTTATTAGCACAGGTGGCTACAGAAACTGGTGCTTCGGTTATGATGTGTCACCATATGACAAAGATAAAAGATGATGTGGCAGTGGCATCTCCAGAACAAGCAAGGAACATGATAAGAGGTACGTCAGCATTAGTTGATGGTGTGCGTTGTGCTTTTGCGTTGTGGCAAGTTGATGAGGCTACTGGGCGTAGACGTTGCCAGGATCTAGGCATAGAGTATCAAAGAAACAGATGTTTTGATGGAGCTGTTGTTAAATCAAACGGACCAGCTAGGCGTGATATAAGGCATTTTGTTCGAGATATGTACTCTGGATTACTGGAAGATAGATCGGAAGATATATCAAGACTGCATTCTGGAAGTAATCGTGAGATAAAGAAAGATGCTATGTTTGTTTGGATTGCTACATGTGAGCGTGAGGGTAGAGCTTTGACACAGCAATCAGGAGCTGATGCTATATTACAACGTATGAGTGCAGATGCAGATGCTCCAAGCACTCTTAATAATTGCACACAAAGAATGATTGATGGAATTGTTCGGGATTTACTTGCAGAAGGACGCATTGGTAAGTATTCTTTTAGTAGATCGGGAGGTCGTAAATGGCTGGGAACAACTGATGGAGTTATGAGTAGAGGAGAATATGAGGCAAGCACAGCAACGGAGAACTCTTAATGTCTGAAACTAATAGGAGAAGAACCTGGCAGCCAGTGGCTCAAGTGGAGAATAAACCAATCAATTGTTCGATTTGTGGGCAGCAGGGAGCGTCTTATGGATTATCAGATTCATTTGATGCAGAGTTAAATTGGTATTGTTGGCAATGCGTTCCTAACGACAGTTACTATAAAAGAGGAGATCATGATGGTTAAAAGTATAAATTTAAATATGAATTATTGCAGAGAATGTGGTGTTGAGCTACCGAAGGTAAAGATAAAAAGATATATGAAAAGATACTGCAACGATTGCAGATGTACTGGCAATTCCTCAGTAAGAGATGTTTATAAAGAACTACAAATGAGAAAGAATGTTAGAACAGAAGAAGATGAAGGGATTATGTTTGAAGATGATCCAAGAGCTAAAACCGAACAATTATACGGTAAAGTATCGAAAGTTCCTGACAGATCAAGTTATGGTTCAGGGAGTAGTTTAAATAATGAGGTATATTAATGTCTGATCTAATATGTAATTTACCAGCAGAAAAGGTATGGGTTAGACGAGAATATTTAAGAGATTTACAAGACGGTCATGGTGAATTTGTAGAGGGCGTATGGGTTACAGCTAAGTCTATAGCTGGCAGAGCTTTTTATTTTGAAACTTTTTTGCCAGAGTATGGGGCTTTATTTGATAAGCTGCCTATATCCGCATTTGTATCTAAACCTAAAACTCCCAAGCCTGATTTAAATTTACAGAACTTACAATTTTGGAATTGTATGGATTACAATGTTACGGCCATACATAAACAATTTATTGGTAGTATGGACTTTGAAGTGTTCACAAGAGATTTTGGTATAATCAAAGGCATATATATATGCACATTAGATAATTACCATAATCAGCCTAATGTAGTTGATTATAGCACCAGTGAAACGCCTGAAGAACATAAATCATTTAATTTATTACAATTAGAAAATGGACAATATTGTTTATATCCAAATAACAGAATGAGAGTTTACGATAATAGCCTGACTCCTGAAAAACCAAAGATGCCAGATTTTAAAGTTAGCACAGTTGTATATCAAGTTGAAAATGGCAACAACACTAGACTTGGAGATACTGATGAATATTTTTGGAAAACAAAAAAAGAATAGTTTACTCTTGACAATGTAGTTATCATTACTATATAGATTATATAGGTCTATCGTAAGGAGATAACTATGAAGAAAATTACTAACAAAGATGTTTTAAGAGTTTACAATCACGCACTTACATTAAATCCAATGGATTTACATGGTTTAGGCACGACTTCAGCAACATTTCAAAGCGGTTATAAATTTGGTCTTAACGGTCATATTGATGCTTACACAAAATATGGCAAGAAACCAAATACAAAACTATATGCAATTTATCATGCTGGTGTTGTGATTGGTAAAAAACAAAAAAATAAGAGAGGGTAATTATGGAAAAACCAATTCTAGCAAGTGAACTAATCGCAGCTTTTGGAGATGCCAAAAGAAATATACTTGGATGGCAAGGCGGTAAATATGCAGAGGGTATGAGGCGCAATGTACAAACTGAAATCGTCACTGCTCAAAAATTTGTATTAAGTAAAGGTCTTATAGATCATGCAGTGCAAGCAAGTATGTCAAAACCAGAAACAATTTTTAATATGTTGGAGAGAGGTATACCACCATTCAATTCTTTATGGATTGAGTGGGATGAAGTTTATCGTCAAGATTTATTAAAAAAAGTACATGAATCAAATGGTAAAACTTACGAACTGGGTGAGGTAATTATGCCAGTTGGTTATCATGTCATGAAACATAATGATGATTTTATATATGCTTTATATACAAAATATGAAACTGAGGGCAGAACCTATATGGTATCTCCACAAATAGGATTTAGTATTGATAATGAAAAACCATTCGATAGGTTTTCTGCATCTGGTAATGAAGAACCTATGTCTGAAAGCGATTGGCACATGGCATCATGGCAATCCTTGTCTGCATATCTTGGTGATTGGTATGTTCGAGAACATTTTGATAATGGAACTAAAAAAGATAAATATTATCTTAATGAATTAAGACAAAGAATTACCACAACACAAACTGCATCTATGCACTGGATGATAACTCAAGAAAAATTTGATCTTGGTTGGAAACAATCTGAAATGAGGCAGTTTATGGAAGTTTCTTATAATGTTATGACAGGTGATGCCAGGTTCTTAATCGCATTACTTGGATTACTTAATTATGATTTAATATCTACAGATACAGTTACACCACCTAAAAAAATAGATCATGTCGCATTTGGCCGTAAAGTGCCTAAGAATGAGTATAAAGTGATTACGATTAACTTACCCAAGCCTAGAGGTAAAAGGGTCTATTCTCGCATGTTTACTGGGCAAGGATCACCTAAAAGAGAACACTGGAGAAGAGGACACTGGAGAGTGCTAAAGAATAAGCAAGGCAAAATTATTAAACGTATTTGGATAGATCAGCAAAAGGTCGGCAATCCACAATTGGGTAAAATAACACATGATTATGTATTAAATAAAAAAGATGCTTGACATGGTATTGAATACTATAGTAACTATAGAGAACTATCTTAACTAGCAAAGGAAGGAATTAAGATGAGCAGACTATCTGATAAACTACTTGAAGTAGAATTGTTCGTAGGTGAGCAGTTGCAAGACTACACAAACGAGCAAGTGTTAAAGCAAGTAAAAATAAAGTTTGGTCTTGATATGTATGTAGATCATGCAAAAGACTTGCTTAATGAGTTTCAACAAGAAATTAATTTTGAAAGGTTACAACCATGATATTAGTCAAAAGAATAGACATGGCACTGCATATCCAGGAACTAGCGGCATTGGAGAACATAAGTATTAGTTATCAATCTTTGTCTGCAACTACTCCTAGATATGTAGCATGGCCATCTAAGCGACACATAACTATTAGGCCTACAAAGAATACTGGCTATTATGTTTCAGCTTTACATGAAATGGGTCACATACTTGGTGACAATCAATCTCGTAATAACACAACAAAGGAGAAAGAAATTGGTGCATGGATTTGGGCAATGTTGCATGCGATTGTATGGACAGATACTGCGGATCGGGTCATGGCTAAAGCATTACGTTCATACGGTGTTAGCCAATCTGAAATTGAAGATATCCAACACAAGTGGAACCCAACAACAAGAGATGAGGAGCGAGACATTGCTTAACGGTAAATTAATTAGACTTCATATCTACCAGGCTACCCCCAAGCGGGGTGGCCTGCTTACTAAAATTGTTCGATTATTAGAGAAGATAAAAGAATGGTAAAACGAGCAAAAATTCATAGCACTAGCAGAAGCTGGGAAAAATCTTTGAAAAAATCTGCAAAAGTCAAAGAACGGCAGCGTAATAAACGAAGAATTGTTCGGGAAATAAAGGAGAGTTAGATGGGCGAATATGAATGTTTAGATTGTAACGAAACTTTCTGGGCCGAAGAACCACCATACCCTAAAGATCAATGTGACCGTTGTAAACAAGAGGAAAAAGACAATGGTTAAAATGTTCGTATTGATATGTGTCATTTGGGCCGAAGGAAGTCGCTACGAAGGTGGCGAACAAAAATGTATAATGCACCAAAGCCAGGTGTTTTATGCGACTATGGAGCAGTGTCGCAACGATATAATCAAAAGCGAACTGCTCATAGAAGCCGCCATATTTGATAATTTTGGTGATGAGCCAATAGATCACCAGATTATGGCAAGTTGTATGGGAGGCGTATAATGGCTAAGAAAAAACAGAAGAATTGTTCGCAGTGTAAAGAAAAGATTGTTCTAGGCATGGAGCTGGTGATGAATAACCGAACAATTTGTCTTGGTTGTGCCGTTGAGAAAGGAATAGCACAACAATGGCAAGCACCAATAAGCCATGTCTTATACTGCGAATATGATATACATTCATGTGCTGAATGTTATATGAATTACACCGAAATGATGGAGCATCTGGGATATGTTTGTACCCCAAAAGGTACGTTCTATAAACCCACTGATGACCCCAAAATTGTGGTGCTTTATGAGTGATTTACTTACCACTTACCAACTTACTCGGTAAGTAAAAATGACGGTAAGTAGTAAGTCATTGAAATTGTTCGGTTTTTTGAAGCAACTTACGGAGGTTACTTCTTATCACGGTAAGTTAGAACTTAGCTCTAAGTCATTGATTTTAAAGCTACTTACCAACTTACCGAACTTCCCCCCTAAAGGGGGGTTTAGGGGGCGGTAAGTAAACCGCCCCACCAACCTATTAACTGGTAACGAAATGGAGATACGATTAGATGCCAAAGGTAGCAGAAAATTTAACTAAGGAACAGCGTCTAGCTGGATGGAAAAGATTGACTGATAAACAACAAGATTTTCTAAACAACTTCATGCACAAAGATATGACCCAGACTTCAGCAGCTAGAGCAGCGGGATATTCTAATCCTGGCGTAGATGCTGTTAGGCTGTTGCGTAATCCTGTAGTACAGGAGCGATATCAAGAAATGCGTGAAGAAGCTAGATCCAAGTTTGGCGTAACAATAGATAAATCTGTTCGGGATCTGTTAAAGATCCGTAACGAGGCGTGGGAGAGCGGGAAGTTTGGTGAGGCTATTCGGGCAGAAGAACTGAGGTTAAAGGCTACAGGACTGCTTGTAAACAAAGCCCATGTGCTACATGAACGCACAGACAGCATGACAAGAGAGGAAATACTGGCAAAACTACAGGAATTTCAAGAGATAGCACAGAAACGCATGAAAACAGCCATAAAGACCCATAAAGACCCAGACCTGATAGAGCAAAGTAGCGTAAAAACCAAAAAATAACAATTTTACTTGCACAGGGTGTAAGCACGGAGGTCGAAGAATTGTTCGGATCGCAGCGGGATCGGGGCAATCGGGGCTGGATCGGGGCGTAATCGGGGCAATTGTTCGGTTTCAGGCAGGTCCTTCCCCCCGAATCGGAGCGGGATCGGGTCCTTCTACCTGCGTCTCATCGTACAATTGTTCGGAAAGAAGCAGGAACCAGGCAGCGGACCCCCGAATCGGGGCTGTCCTGGCGTGTGCAGCCTCCTGCGTGAACAATTGTTCGGAAGAAGAAGA